CGTATTAAGGAACTAATCAATGATGCCAATAACCAACTCCAAATCATATCGGAGAAGGTCCGCTTACAAAATAAGTACATTGCTGATGTACAATCACTTGCAAAAGATCAAGTTCGTAGTAAGCAAGACGAGATCATCCAACACAGAGCCTCAGTTAAGAGTCTTAACGAAAAGAACGATGAGCTCTCTGTACACGTCAAAGCCCTTATTGAATCACAAAAAAATCTTAAAACGCTCGAATCTAGGAAGAACAAGCTTACCGCATTTGACGATAAGTTTAAGTCTACCATTAAGCAACATGAAGAAAACAGAGCGTTCTTTGAGACTTCGTCAGCTTGTCCCACTTGCAATCAGGAAATTACTCATGAAACCCGTCTTGAACATGTCCATAAGTATGATAGCAAAATCGGGGAAATTAATGAAGGTCTTACCAAGTTATCAGAAGAACTTCTAACTCTTAAGTCAGAAGAGTCTACACTCAAGACAGAGATTGAAAAGTTTCAAGATGCTCAGATGGACATCGTTGCAAACAACGCTTCTATCTCTGCATTGCAAAAAGCTATTGATAAACTTGAAGAAGACATCTTAAAGATTGAAGGTTCAGATGGTGATGTATCATCTGCAGTTGAAGACCTAAGAAAGCTTCAACAAGAAAAAGAAAATCTTGCTGAGTTGAAGTTAGATTACATTGACCAACAGAACTACCAATTCATTGCTAGTGAAATGTTGAAAGACACAGGTATCAAGACAAAGATTGTTAAGCAATACCTTCCAGTCATTAACAAGTTAGTCAATCAGTATCTTCAAACACTCGACTTCTTTGTTCTGTTCAATCTTGATGAATCATTCAATGAGACAATTAAATCACGTTATCGAGATGAGTTTACCTATGCTTCATTCTCCGAAGGTGAAAAGCAACGTATTGACTTGAGTCTACTCTTCACATGGCGTCAAATTGCCCGCATGAAGAACTCAGCAAATACTAACCTTCTCATCTTAGATGAAACATTTGACTCATCACTTGATAATGATGGTATTGATAACCTTATGAAGATTCTCAGTACAGTCACTCAAGACACTAACGTGTTTATCATCTCGCATAAAGGTGATGTGCTTGACTCGAAGTTCCGCCATAAGATCGAGTTCATCAAAGAGAGAAACTTCTCCAAGATCAAATAGTCCTGTACAGCGGGTTATTTCTGTGTTATAATAGTTGTATACTAAGGTGTCCAACTATGCAACTAGAAAAACTCTCTATCAATCTTGACCAACAGTCTACATTGGCAAAGCTGTTGGCTCAAGAAAACATTCACGTTATTCACGGCAACTATCGTACAGCATGGTTTAACCCGCAACAACGTGTGCTCGCTCTTCCTATCTGGAAGAATCGCGGCAAAGCAGTCTATGACTTACTCACAGGACATGAAGTAGGTCATGCATTATACACTCCAGCTTCTGGTTGGCATGATGCTGTGACTGACATCAAAGGTGCTCCTAAAGCATACCTCAACATCCTCGAAGACATTCGTATCGAGCGAAAAATCCAAGACAAATTCCCAGGCCTTCGTCTACAATTTCAACGTGGCTATAAAGTGCTCGCTGACGAGAACTTCTTTGGCACTGCTGACTTGACAGACTTCTCTAAAGTCATTCTGATTGACCGCATTAATTTGCACTCTAAGATTGGTTCACACCTTAATGTACCATTCAACCCATCTGAACAAGTGATGTTAGATGCTGCTTATAAGTGTGAAACATTTGATGATGTAGTAGAACTTGCTAAGAAGATCTATGCATATCAAAAGAAGGTTATTGCTGATGCTATGAAGAAAGCTAAAGCATTGGGTGCTCAACCAAAGAAGCAAACACCTCCTCCTACGCCTAAACAAAGTGATGTAGAAGTCGAAGAAGATCTTCAATCTGATGTTACTTCAAGTCAAGAAGACTATGAAAAGGATATCCCTGTTGAAGAAACTCAAGAAGAGGAAGCAGTTGAAGAAACTAAAGATGAAGAACAGCCTGAAAAGGTTGCACCTTCTACAAGTACTAAAGATCAATTTAAACCTGAACTTCCTGATGAAGTAGACACTACACCAGAAATTGAAGACAGCGTTGATGATGAGTCTGACGAAGACATGCTTGATGCTTTAGAGTCACAAACAGATAATGCTTTCCGTGAAGCAGAAGAAAACTTGTTAGCCAATGATGAAATTGGTAAAGCTGCAGTGTACACTTTAAACAAGAACAAACAGCAAAAAGTTTTGATTGACTACAAAGAGTATTATGCTCAATGGAAACTCGAAGCAAGTAATGCATTGATAGGTAGTCCACAAATTAAAGATCAGTTGACTGCTTTGAAACCTGCATATATGAAGTTCAGAAGTGAAACTGAAATGGCTGCAGCATACATGGCTAAAGAATTTGAAATGCGTAAAGCCGCATATCAATACTCACGATCTACTGTTCATAAGACTGGTACACTTAACACTAATAAGTTGCATTCATACAAGACATCTGAAGACATCTTCTTGAAGTCTACTAAGTTAGCTAACTACCAGAATCATGGCATGATTATGTACATTGACTTCTCTGGTTCTATGCAATCTAATATGGGTTCAACTATTCGTCAGTTGTTAAGCTTGACATTGTTCTGCCGTATGGTTAACATCCCTTATGAAGTATATGCTTTCACCACTCGTGTACGTGCAGATGGACATGATGACCGAGAGTACTACGATTCATTTATGGATTGTGAAATCATTCCACATAAGTTTAATCTGATGAACTTGATGTCTTCACGTATGTCTCGTGTAGAATACCAAACATCACAAGAAATGCTGTGGAACCTATCACAGGCTTGGGATGGTAAACTATCACGTTACTACATCAACCGTTGGAATCAATTGCATTCAACGCCATTGAATACATGTATTGCCTATGCTGATGAAATGGTAAAAACATTCAAGCGCAAGCATGGTATCGAGAAAATGACTACTATGTTCTTGACTGATGGTGAGTCTGATTCATTCCAAGTTCGAGTGTCTTCAGACGCTGATCAATATCGTAAAGACGGTGACACTGCAGATAGTTATTACCGTTCACGTAAAGCTATCATTCGTGTAAATGGTGCTACAATCTCTGCTGACACATTGAATTCATCACAGATCACGTCTGCTATGTTGCAATCCCTTGGAAAGTCAACAGGCTCAACAGTTCTGGGCTTCTTTATTAGCGAGTATCGTAACGAAGCAGTCAGTAAAATCTGTAACGCTACGGGTTATAGAAACAAAGACAAGTATGTTACACAGATGAACAACAGTCGTTGTTTAATTGAAGACGATGTGTTTGGCTATGATCGCTACTTTGGTTTGTGCTCTAAGTACATGGATGTCACTGAAGATGACTTGGGCAATCTTGTAGAAGATGGCGCAAGCAAAGGTAAACTCAAAACTGCATTCGCTAAGCTCTCAAAGCAAAAGCGGGTTAACCGGATTTTGTTGAATGGATTTATTGATGCTATTGCATAAAGTCCTGTACAACGGGTCATAACTGTGATATAATAGTAGTATCAATATTTGAAAAGGTGTCCAACCATGAAAACAGAGCAAAAGCAAGCGTTCATTAAAACGCTAGGTGAGAAATATCCCGGTCGTTCAATCTTTACACGAGATGAATTGGCTGATCATGCCTCAGCAATGGGTATGCCATATCCAGGATTCGTTATGAAAGCTGATGCTCGAGTTCGTCGTGGTGAATACCAAATCGAAATGTTGTCAGTAGTACCTAAAACAAAAGTAGAACCCGTGGAAGAACCTACAAACAAAATCACTCAAACTGTCTTTGATCAAGTTCAGATTGAAGTTCCTAAGAAAGATAAGTCATATGTTTCTTGGGGTTACTCACGTGATGTAAAACAAATCATTGAATCAAACGCCTTCTATCCAATCTTCATCTCAGGTCTTTCTGGTAATGGTAAGACTATGATGGTTGAACAAGCAGCTGCACAAGCTAAGCGCAAGTATGTTCGAGTTAACATCACTGAAGAAACTGATGAAGACGATTTGATTGGTGGCTTCCGTCTTGTCAATGGTGAAACTGTTTGGTGTGATGGTCCTATCCCACAAGCTATGAAGCAAGGCGCTGTATGTTTGATTGACGAAATTGATCGTGGTTCAAACAAACTCATGTGTCTACAAGCTGTGTTAGAAGGTAAATCTCTATACATCAAAAAGACCGGTGCTGTAGTGCAACCAGCAGATGGCTTTAACATTATTGCAACTGCTAACACTAAGGGCCGTGGTTCTGAAGATGGTCGATTCACAGGTGCTCGAATTTTGGACGAAGCATTCCTTGAACGATTCATTGCCACAATCGAACAACCATATCCATCAACAGCAGTTGAAAAGAAAATCATCTTGAATGCTATGGAAACCTATGGCAAACTTGATGGTGAATTTGCTGATAACCTCGTTACATGGGGTGAGATCATCCGTAAGACATATGAAGATGGTGGTATTGAAGATCTAATCTCTACTCGCCGTTTAGTTCATATTGCACGAACTTACGGAATCTTTAATGATCGTAAGAAAGCAATTGAATTGTGTATCTCTCGATTTGATGAAGATACACGAGTAGCATTCTTGGATTTGTACACTAAAGTTGATGCTAAAGCAGTTACACCAACTGGTGCACCACAATCAAACATAGAAGACGACGTACAAGTTCCATTCTAATGAATACACCTTTGGAGATGTTTACACCCCATCTCCTGTCAATAGGTGCAAAATGGGTGAGTTAATTATGGAGTTATTATGAATAAGCAAACTAAACTTTTGGCCGCATTGAAGTCAGGCAACACATTTACAGCTAAGCAGATCTCTGCATCCTTTGGTTTGAAGGACCCAGTTGCAAGTGTACGCAACCTTCGTGATCAAGGTCATTGCATCTATGGCAATGAAGCTACTTTGCATGATGGTACTAAGACTACCAAGTACCGTTTGGGTACACCTACCAAGTCTATGGTTGCTTTGGCAAGCCGTGTGATTGGTGCACAAGCGTTCTCACGTTAAAGTGAGTTTGGACAGTGATAGGGTTTGGACACCGTCTATCACTGTCCGTTTTTGTTATGGAGAAGAATATGAATACCGTTTGGACTCGTGTTGTGGAAGACTTGATGAAATATCAACCTGTTGAGAAGACTGATGGCGATAAGTAAAGATAAGCTTAAGGAAAGTCAAACTGCTACTACTGGTGGTCGTAAGTTTGATGGTAACAAAACCGAATATGGTTTAGTGCCACCATTAGCATTAGAAGAAATTGCTAAGGTGCTTACCTTCGGCGCACAAAAATATGAACGTGATAACTGGCAACGTGTTCCTGATTCTAAGCGTCGTTATTTTGATGCACTTCAGCGTCACCTTTGGGCTTATAAGCGAGGTGAAACTATTGACCCAGAATCAGGTTTGCATCATCTTGCCCACGCTGGTTGTTGCTTAATGTTCTTGTATGAACATGATGTTCTATATTCAAAGGAATAATATGTGGTCATGGGAAAAGAAAAAGACTGAAGACATTGATGCTGCAGTTCGAAAGATAGAAGCTAAGGTTGATGAACTCATTGCAGAACGTGATTTTCTCAAGCAACAATTAGATCGCGTTGCTAAGGCTGCTTCTGATGAAGAAGTAACTATCGATTTTGAAGCAACTAAAGTGTTTATCATTGAACGCAATATTCATCAAGACGAACCATGTACTATTGTCAGTTACATGTTAGATGGTAATAGCACAATGCAAGAATCGTACTTATATTGTTCTCCTCGTCGTCACAAAGAATTGATTCAAAAGTTTGAAGATTTTAAACTTATTCGTGACCTACGTGTGTACAACAAAGAATCAACGTGATATAATATAACAAAGGAAATTATTATGAAACTATCTACAGATACATTAACCGTTCTTAAGAACTTCTCAACTATTCAACCTAACATTGTGTTTCGCAATGGTAATGAATTGAAGACTATTGCAGAAGCTAAGAACATCGTTGCTAAGGCAACTATTCCAGAGACTATCCCACAAGACTTTGGCATCTATGATTTGAATGACTTCTTGTCTTCAATGTCTTTGTTTACAAACCCAGCAATGGAATTCTCTACTGATAGCAAGAGCGTTACATTGACTGAAGGTAAGTCTTCATTGAACTACTTCTTCTCTGATGAAAGCTCATTGACTTTCCCTCAGAAGGATGTTGCAATGCCAGCAATCGACGTAAGTTTCGTATTGACTGCAGATACTCTTAAAGCACTCCAACGTGCTACATCATTGCTTTCAGTTTCAACCGTTGCTGTTGAAAGCGTTGGCACAGGTATCGTCCTTCGTGTTAAGGACCCAAAGAACTCTACATCAAATTCTTTTGGTACAGAAGTCGATGGTTCACCAAATGGTCATACATTCAAGTTCCATTTTGACATCACAAACTTTAAGTTAGTTCCAGGTGACTACGATGTAGACATCTCAGGTAAACTAATCTCTCATTTCAAGCACAAGACTTTGCCAATTGAATATTGGATCGCTCTTGAAAAGACATCAACCTACGAGGCATAAGATGAGTGCATTAAACATTAATGATCTAGCAATGGTCGTAAAGATCATTGACTTAGGTTCTGAAAAAGGAATCTTTAAAGGACCAGACTTGAAACCAGTTGGCGATCTACGTGAACGTATCGTCGGCTTTATTCAAGAAGTAGAAACTGCAAATAAGGAACAAACAAATGTTAGTAACCCAACTGAGTAACCCAGCAGATCGTAAAGCAGTCTATGATGCTCTACGTGAAATCTCCAACTCATTGACACGTATGGAAGCTGAGCGTGACTTGATTAAGGAAACCCTCAACATGGTTAAAGACCAATTTGAACTTCCTCCAAAGTACACCCGCAAACTTGCTAAGATTTATCATAAACAAAACTTCCAAGAACTGAAAGCTGAACAAGCTGAAGTAGAAGATCTGTACGAAAAAATTACAGGCTAAAAGTGTGATATAATAGATGGTGTACCTAGTGTATGCCATCTTTCTTTTTATTATGGAGTCGTGAATGCAAGATCAATTTTTGTGGGTCGAAAAGTATCGTCCTCAAACCATCGAACAGTGTATCTTACCTAAGGCACTGAAAGATACCTTTCAACAAATCGTTGATAAAGGTGAACTACCTAATCTCATGCTTGCAGGCACAGCAGGTCTAGGTAAAACAACTGTTGCCCGAGCTCTATGCGAACAACTCGGCATTGACTACATCGTCATTAACGCATCTGAAGATGGTAATATTGATACCCTTCGTACAAAGATTCGTCAGTTCGCATCTACAGTCTCACTTCAAGGTGGATACAAATGTGTTATCCTTGATGAGGCAGACTATCTAAATCCACAATCAACTCAACCAGCTTTACGTGGTTTCATTGAAGAATTCGCAAACAACTGCCGTTTCATTCTTACATGTAACTTCAAGAATCGTATCATTGAGCCTCTTCACTCACGTTGTGGCGTGATTGACTTCCGCTTCGAAAAGAAGACCTTGGCAGGATTATGTGGTCAATTCATGAAGAGGCTCGGTGATATCCTTACAACTGAAGGTATCACATACGAAGAATCTGTATTAGCTGAATTGATTATGAAGCACGCACCAGATTGGCGACGTGTCTTGAATGAAGCTCAACGTTACGCTATCAATGGTTCTATTGACGCTGGCATCTTAGTTACAATGTCAGACAAATCTGTTAAAGACTTGATGGAAGCATTGAAGACTAAGAACTTCAAAGGCATGCGTGAATGGGTGGTAAATAACATTGATACCGAACCTCATGCAATCTTTCGTAAAGTATATGACACGTTGAATGAGACACTAAAGCCATCATCAATTCCACAAGTGATTTTGATCTTGGCTGACTATCAATATAAGAATGCATTCGTTGCAGACCATGAATTGAACGTGGTTGCATGTATGACAGAAGTTATGGCATCAGCGGAGTTCAAATGAAAGCAGATATCTACTTTAAAGACGGATTTTGGTGTGTAGATTTTATCGATGATAACGATGAGATGTTACCATCTGTAGGAATGTTTACATCTCTTGAAGATGCAAATGCAGCTGCACGTATTTGGACTAAAGGTGACTATGAAAATGTGGGCATTGTGGGCAAAAGCACTCGGTGAAAAGGCGAGTGACTGTGATAGTGAAGCCGATAAGGTAGCTATCATACGAACTCTTATTGTTATGTGTTACATCGTCACAAACATCTTTATTGTGGCAGGTGTTATTAGACATTGGTAAATATATTATGAAACGTTGTGCAATTTATGACTTTGAGACATTGACTCAAGATACTATCAATGGTGTAGTCTTGTCTATGGCTCTATTAGAATTCGATGAAGATCGTTATGTGACTAACCCTTATACATATGATGAATTGCTTGTTAATTCACATATGATTAAGTTTGATGTTGAAGAACAAGTTAAGAAGTACAAACGTACTATTAACCCCGACACTCTACGTTGGTGGGGTGAGCAATCTAAGGAAGCTCAGAAAGTTTTGAAACCTTCTGTTGATGATGTGTCTATTGATAAGTTACATTCATTCATCTTGTTTAACATCAAAGACCCAATGAAACTTAAGAAGACTTACACTCGTGGTAACACCTTCGATTGTATCTTCCTTGAGCATATTATGCGTGCTACCGGTAAACCAGACCCATTCAACTGGCGTGGTATTCGTGACACTCGATCTATGATTGAAGGTATGTCATGGGGCGCTGACATGGACAATGGTTATATTCCTGAAGGCTTAGCCGAAAAGTTCATTGCTCACGATCCACGCCATGATATCGTAATGGATGTTATGCGTATGCAAGAACTAGCTCGAGCTTTAGCATGAATCCCTTTGACTTCATTACAGCAATCTGTGATTCTAAGAAAGAACTGATCACAGACGATATTACTGAAAAAGCTTACAACCCTTTCATGGTGAATAGATCCCTTTCCTATCACTATGACACTGTTCTATTAGCCAATGAGATGAATCAACGAGCTTTTCTCGATAAAAAGCTTCAATTTGATTTTCTTATAAATACGGTTAGGAAGAAAAAACGTTTCGCTAAATGGGTGAAACCAATTTCTTCTGATGACTTGGAAGTGGTCAAATCGTATTATGGCTATAGCAATGAGAAGGCTCGAAAGGTTTTACCTTTGCTTAGCGATGACCAAATGGGACAATTGAAGCAAAGGATATTCAAAGGTGGAAAATAACGAGAAGAGCGTCGAGTGGACACCAGCATCAATGCTGGAAGTTACACTAAACGAGCCGGACGATTTTCTAAAAGTACGTGAAACATTAACACGCATTGGTGTTGCATCACGTAAAGATAGAAAACTATATCAATCATGTCATATCTTGCATAAGCAAGGTCGATATTTTATCGTTCATTTTAAAGAACTATTTGTGTTGGATGGTAAACCATCTACTATCACAGAGAATGACATTCAACGTCGTAATACAATCGCAGTGCTGCTATCGGACTGGGGATTGATTACGATAAATAGTAATGAACAATCAAAAGATCGCGCTCCATTGAGGCAGATCAAAGTTATCTCATTCAAGGAACGCAATGAATGGGAACTGTGTCCGAAGTATAACATCGGTAACACACGTAAAGACTTCTAATTCTCAGGGATGGGAAGACAGGTTTGCGAGTTGTACCTGCCCAAGAAACACCGCCTAAACCTACCTTAGGGTCCGTTGGTGCTTACGGTTATAGGCGTCCGTGCAATTGCACTGCTACACGTAGTTAGCGCTGGATAAAGTAACCAGCTTTATTGGTATGCCATATTGGGTACTATAATTTTATTTCGCTTAAAAGGAAAACAAAATGACACAAAAACAATTCACTCCATCATTCTTTAGTCAAGATATCTTCAAGGACTTTGATAAGTTCTTCGTAGGCTTCGACGAGCAATTCGAGAAGATGCAAACTTTGCATGACGACTTGACTAAGAACATTCCAAATTACCCTCCATTCAACATTCGCAAGAATGGTAACACCTACACTATTGAAGTAGCTGTTGCTGGCTTTGCTGAGCACGAAATCGATATCACTATCGATGGTGGTAAGTTGATTGTTAAAGGTAATGTAGAATCTAAGGAAGCTGAAGACAATCTATTGTTTAAGGGCATCTCTAATCGTGCATTCACACGTGCATGGGCTATTGGTGATCAGTATGAAGTTAAAGATGCAGAACTCTTCAATGGTATGTTGAAGATCGCATTGGATAAGCTTGTGCCTGAAGTACCAAAGGCTAAGAAAGTTCCAGTGAAGACTGGAAGTTCTCATAAGCAATACTTGACTGAGCATGATCTATGAAGTTATTAACCTTCATTAGAAACTTTATTCAATCGTTTAAAGATTATAAGACTGGAAAAGTCAAATAAAGAATAGGGACTTCGGTCCCTATAAAGTTATGATACCAAGAAAACTATATTCCATATTTGATAAAGCTACACTGCTAGAACACCTATGCTCATTGCAAGGTGAAGATCGTCGTTTACGTTTTGGCGGATTAGTATCAGACAACTATATCACAAAGTATGTAGAAGACTCGTGGGAGAATGAGTCTACATGGTTTGGTTACACTATGCACTCAAGAATCATTGCTGCATGTCATGTCGCTATAGATAAAGAGGAAGCCGAATTAGGATGTTCAGTTGACCCTGAATATCGTGGCTATGGCTTGGCTCAATCTATGTTTGACAGAGCAGTTACATATTTGAGATCGCATAACATCACTAAAATTTACATGCATTGCCTCACTGAAAATCAAATCATGAGACATATTGCACGTAAGAATGACATGACACTAGTAAGTTGTTATGGTGAATCTGATGCTAGAGTTGAGGTAGAACCACCTACAGCAATGACATCATTAAAGGATGCGTACTTAGATAGAATGGCAATGTACGACATGTTGATTAGAAGCCAAGCAGAAGTTTATAGTTCTGTACTGGAAAACCTAACACATGGCGCGCAAAAAATTCATGTCTCTGGACGTGATTGAAAAAGACGACTGGATTATCAAAGCAAGTTCATTTAAGAATTACATTTTACTTGTGATTCTTAATAGGGTAACCGGCGCATTTGCTATTCAACATGTAGATGACGAATACAAAGCAAATTTAATTATTGAATACATCATTGAAAAAGGAGAATTGTGATGGAAATTAAGTGCTACCAATTAATTAATGGTCAGGACATCATGGGTGAAGCTACTGACATGGGCGATTCAATCGTTCTACGTAAGCCAGCATCAATCCATTTGGTACCTTCTCAGCAAGGCAACCAACAATCATTCGGTGTGGCTTTAATGCCATTCACACCTTATGCAGAATTTGATAAGATTACACTCCGCAAGGATAAGATCATGATTGAATTCGACGCTACAGTAGAATTGCAAAATAACTATAGCAAAATGTTTGGCAGCGGAATTCAAATCGCAAACACAATGCCTTAACCCTGTACAGC